CAACCAGAAGTTGACGAAATAGTTACAAAACGGCTAGATCGTGAACGCAGCAAGTTTGCAGACTATGACAGCTTAAAGGAAAAAGCCGCAAAGGTGGACACCGTTGAGAACGAATGGAAAACCAAGCTTGAGGAGGCCAATACTAAGGCTACCGACCTAGAAAAGCAGGTGGGTGCGGCCAAGTTGGAAACCGAAAAAGTAAAAATAGTGCATGAGTTTAAACTCCCCGAAGACCTTGCAGAATTTGTCACCGGCGACAGCGCCGATGATATGCGCACCAAAGCTGAAAAGCTTGCTAAAGGTGTGAAGCCCGGAAGCGTTGACTTGGACAAGAAACCCAAGCCCAGCGATGAAAAGGCTAACGATACTAAGCAAATGGCCGGTAAATTGTTTGGCAAGAAGTCTGACTAAATTAACAAACCATTTAATTTAGTAGGAGTAATATTGTGGCAGAACCACTATTAACAACCGACTTAGACCTCGCCGCGCACACTAAAAAAGGCGTTTGGGCTAAGAATATCAAATCTGGTGTGCTTTCCCGGCTTGCAGTGGCCGACCCCGAGATTAAAGTGGGTGACACTGACATCTTTACATTTTTAACAACCGCTAAAGCAGAACTGGTTGGCGAGGGTGCTGATAAAAGCAGCCAAGCCGGAACGCCTACCAAAGCAACCGTTAAAACGTATAAGGTGCAAGTTACTTACCGTATGACCGAAGAGGTTATGTACGCCGATGAGGATTACCAAATTGGCTTGGTTGACGCGCTTATTGAACGCGTTGCAACAGCACTTAGCCGTGCGCTTGACCTTTTGGCAATTCACGGTGTGAACCCAGCAACCGGTGAAGTTTCAGCAAACATCGCGCAGTATCTTAATAAAGCCGCTAACGGCGTAAACGTGGTACCAGCTACTAGCAGCGCCTCAGCAGACATTGTTGCAGCAGCAACAGCCTTGCAGGGTGCCGGCTATGCAGCAACCGGCGTGGGCCTTGACCCATTGTTCAGTGGCCGTTTGGCACGATCACTCGACAAAAACGACCGACCGCTTTACCCAGAACTTGGCCTTGGCTTCAATGTTGAGAATTTCCAAGGTCTGACAGCCGCAGTTAGTGACACCGTTTCCGGTAGGCAAGAACTTGCCGAGAAAGACGTTGAAGTACAGGCCGTTATGGGCGACTTCAATGCCTTTAAGTGGGGTGTGGCGCGTAACGTACCTTTGGAAACCATCCTGTATGGTGACCCAGACGGTAACGGCGACTTGAAGCGAACCAACGAAATTGCCATCCGTGCAGAAGCAATACTCGGTTTTGCCTTTATGGACACCGCAGCATTTGCACTTGTTAAGGGTACGCCAACCTCTTAATAGCGCAATAAACGTGCAGAAGCACCCGGCCTAGCCGGGTGTTTTTGTTTATGGTAAAATTTACCTATGAAACTCCGGAACAAAAAACGCGCCTACTACAATGCTGAAACCCAAGCATTAAAATACTTTAGCCGCAAACAGGCTATGCAGCTTGGCCCAGAATGGGAAATGGTACCAGATATGGAAAACTTTATTAACGAGGACGGCAAGCACCAAATACGCTTGCATTTTCCGGACTTTACTGTTGACCTTATTGAAACCGATGAAAGTATTGAAGCAAACGCCAAGGGCCAGTCTATAATTAGTGGCGTGGAGGTAGGCAATGGCAACGGAAGCGCAAAATAAATACATAGCCGACTTGGTTGTGCTGAAAACCAAGGAATTTAAAGAGGTTAAAGAAATATTGCTGGCCAGTGGTATTGTTTCAGATCACGCCGAAACCGTAAAAAACGCCCAAAGCATTGCTGAAATTAACAATGCACTTACCGATAAGCAGGCCAGCCAGTTTATAGATGTGCTTATAGGCACCAAAGAACCGGCGCGCGGCCGTGTTTACAGCCAAGGCCGGGTGCGCAAAACGCTGGCAATATTTGACGACATTACAAAAACTGTCGATGATTGGGGTTTTTAGCGTGGATTACGGAATATTTACAGGCACAATACTTGATAAGGTACTCGCAGCAGTAGCGCTTATTAACAACCCGGAAATTACACCGGAAGTACGCCAATTACAGCAAGAAATATTATTTAGGCAAGTTGGCCAGTCCGTTTATGCAAAAATTTACGACATGAACGCCTTTGACATGGAAATAACCCACACACGTGGCCGGGGCATTGACGACCGGTACTATGGCTTGGCCAAAGTTGTAAGCAACAGCGTGTCCGCCGGCGCTGTGGGCGTAAATGAATACGTGAAAAACTACATTGACAGTGTTATTGCTATGGCCCAGCGCGATGCTACTAAAAATGCCTACCAAAGCGGCAAACGCCCTACCGTTATACGCGAAATTGTAAAAGAAACGTGCGCATGGTGCCGTGAACGCGCCGGCGTGCATGTTGACCCCGGCCCAGAAATATTTGCGCGGCACGGCGGTTGCGACTGTCGCATTATTACCGAGGGCTATAATTCACGTAATGGGTTGCTAAAAAACTATGTTAAGCCAAAAGACCGCGCCCCAGCAGCTTGAAATAACGCTAACCGGCAACGTACCTAGCAAGAAAAATAGCCGGGTGCGCACGCGATCTGGCAGCTATATACCCAGCAAAGAATTTGCCGACTGGCAAGTTGATGCTATGTGGCAAGTGCGCCAGCAAACCCGTGAGCGCTTTTTTAAGCCGGTTGCAGTGGACGTAACCATAATATTTGGCCGGAAGTCCAAAAGCGACCTAGATAACCGGCTAACAAGCATACTGGACATGCTGGTTGAAGCGCTTATATTGCGTGATGACCGCTATGAATACGTGCCGCAAATGTCGGCCCGTGCTGAGTACCGAAAAAACGAACCGGGCGCAATTATACGCATTACAGAGGTGGCGCCAGTGGTCCAATAAACTTATGGTAAAATTACAATATCTGGTATAATAACAACCAAATAACAACCCACGCTTACGGAGCGGCAAAACCGGCTTAAAAAAGGGAAATGATGGACAATAAGCCGGTAACAGAATTGGAACTACTCGCAGCACAAAAGGCACATGACCTTTTGAAAGTTTTGCGTGAAAAAGAGCCGCATGTTCAAGATAAATACGAATACTACAACGCGGACAATGATATACGCGACTTTGGTATTTCTATACCTAAAAAAATGATAGGCAACCGGCCGGGCATTGGCTGGGCCGCACGTGCTGTTAATACCCTTTCAGATCGCGTTGTATTTGACGGCTTTGCCAATGACACATTTGGCATAAATGACTTGCTAAACGAAATTAACGGCCAAGTGGTTATTGCCAAGGCCAAGCACGATGCATTTATTGGTGGTGTGGCATTTGTGGGTGTTGCCGATGAACCCGGCACGGGTCGCAAAATGTTAGTGCCATTTTCAGCACTTGAAGCCACCGGCGTTGTTGACCAGCGTACCGGGCTTTTGAAATATGGGCTTGCTGTTACGCGCTGGGCCTACCCTACCGACAAACGTTTTAAGCGCATTTTGGGGCCGGCTGATTATGTGCTATTTTACCCAGAATTTACAGCCATATTTGAAAACAAGGAACTTACACGCGTTATACCAAACCCCACCGGGCGTTGCTTATTGCACCCTGTTACCCACCGTGCCAGTGCAGACCGGCCGTTTGGCAAGTCGCGGCTTACCAACACGGCCCGGCGCATTATTCAAGAAGTTGGCCGGCTAAAACGCCGTGAGGAAATTGCCGAGGAATTTTACAGCACGCCGCAGCGCTACATTACTGGGCTTGCCGAGGGTACTAAAAAAGATGAAAAAATGGACACTAGCATTGGCAAGTGGATTACCATTACCAAAGATGAAGACGGCGATGCACCAACCGTTGGCCAATTGGCGCAAATGTCCATTAAGGAATTTACCGAAGCCAAAAAAGATAAGGCACGCGACTTTTGTGCTGAAACCGCACTAACATTGCGCAACCTTGGTTATGAAACCGGCAACCCAAGCAGTGCTGAAAGCTTGGCGGCTATGTCGGACGACCTATTGCTTGAAGCCCAGAACAGCCAAACCGAAATGGGCGAGCAGATCAAGCAAATTTGTATTACCTTGCGTATGGCCATTGACGGCAATAACGTGGTCCCAGACGAATTAAAAGCACTTGTGCCGGCTTGGAAGCCAGTATTTCAAGTTGATATTGCCGGCGCAGGCGATGCAATGTTTAAGCTGTTTGAAGTTATGCCGGAATTACAAGGCACCGTTGCCGGCTACCGTATGTTAGGCATTGGCGTGCGTGAAGCCGAGCAATTGGCCGCTAAACGCGCCGCAGCAGCTAATAACGCCTTTATGGGCGCCGCAGGAGGGCAATAACGTGGCAAACGCACCATTTGCAACCAAAGCAGACCTAGCGGCCTACTGGCGCGCTTTAACGGCCGATGAACAAAGCCGGGCCGACATTATGTTGCCACTGGCCAGCAACCGTTTGCGCCTAATGGCCGAAGACTTGGACATTAACCTTGATGAAAAAGCGGCCGCAAGCGAAGCGTACACCGACACACTGAGGTGGGTTGTTATGGAAGCCGTAAAGCGTGCATTGTCCACACCTACCGACCAACCGCCTGTTGACAGCATTTCACAGACCGCAGGCCCGTACAGTGAAAATTACAAGTTTACCAACCCAAGTGGGGACTTATGGTTTAAGAAAAGTGAATTAAGCGCCTTGGGATTGTATGGCCGCCAAACGATTGGTAGTATAAGTACAAGCAGAAAGGACATTTACTCGTGAGCAAAAAAGTATTTAACATGGCAGGCGGTAAGCACAGCGCAGCAGCGTATGCAGCTTTTGAAAACCGCATGTTTGGTAGCTGTAAAGCATCGCCAACTAGCTTTGTAGTGTCCGCCGGCAGTGGTATGAACGCCAGCATTAGCGCTGGTGATGGCCTTATTGACACCGGTAATAATTACGCGCGCCGTATTCAAACGGACGCGGCTGAAACCGTAGCAGTAGCCGCAGCAAGTGGCTCATTTAACCGCATAGATAGCATTGTGGCCTATATTGACACCGATGTAACGCCAACCACCAGCGTAACAGATAACACAAACGATGTTTTGAAATTTGCAAGTGTAGCCGGCACGGCAGCCAGCACGCCCGTAGCGCCAACCGGCGCAGCCATTTTAAGCGCTATTGGCGCTGGCAAGCCATACATGATACTTGCCAATGTGTTAGTGCCACAAAGTGCCGCCAACTTGTCTGGTGCCACTTTCACAAATATGGCCGCAATTGCCCGTGACCCTAGCGGCTGGCAACTGGTCCAAGATGCTTGGGCATACAGCAGCTATTCATCAACGGCCCGTAACGGTGTTGTAACTGTGCCAAGTGACGCCACCACAAAATATAGCATTGGTATGAAAGTCAAGCTTACGCAAGCAACGGGTGGCACGAAATACGCCCGCATTGTTTCACTGACTTCAACTACACTTACGCTGTTTATGCTTAACGGCGCCACGTTGAATAATGAAGCTATAAACGGTGTTTACTATTCAACGTCTGATACCCCATATGCACCGTCACCCGTTGACTTTAAAGAGCCAACACCTTGGCAGTCGGTCAGTTACGCAAATAGCTGGGTTGATTACGGTGCAAGCTATGAAACAACTCAATACCGCAAAAATATAGCAGGCATGGTCGAAATAAAGGGCTTTATTAAAAGCGGTACAACAACACCGGGAACAACTATATTCACTTTACCGGCCGGCTACCGACCCCACAAGTGGAATTATTACCCAGTAACATTGCCGTTAGGTAGCGTCGGATCAGTTGAATTACGGGACAATGGTGTATTTTCAACAGTTAGCGTAAATAACAATTATACGGGCCTTGGTCGCATAGTATTTAGTGCCGATAATTAAGGGGGATGGCGTGGCTAGGAAATTAACCGACAAACAGTTAGCAGAAAAAATTGCTGAACAGCACGGAGTACTTGAAAAAATTGAAGTACCGGAATATAACGAAAAAACCAATATGCCGACTAGTAAAGTTGCGCGCAAAGAGTGGACCGTTCATATACCCGAAACGTTGCTGGGCATAAATTTAGCCGGTTATGGTAATACACAAAAAGAAGCAAAGGCCGATTTAGCCAGTAGGCTTGCCCCAATATTAGGCTCGGATGAACTTACGCTGTCGGACGATTGGGAAAAAAACAATATAAAGTGAAACTATGAAAACGGCAGACATAACGCAAGCAATAAAAGAAGCGCGACCAAGACTGGCGCGTGTATCGCCTTTGGTGGCAAAAATTGTGCTTGGTTTTGGGGTTATAAACCTTTTACTTGGTTTGGGCCTCGTAACTACACAAGCAAGGCTGTCCACGCCGCTTGTGGTGGCCCCTAGCATTGGTTTTTACCAAGCATGGGGTGTTGCGTTTATTTTGCTTGGTGTGGCCATGTTGTGGCTCTACAAGCGCAATAGCTGGCGTGGTATGCGTTATACTTTTGTAATTGGCATGTGTTTTAAGTTTGCTTGGGCCATTGCCCTACTGGTCCGTTATGTAAGCGGCGACTTTGCAAACCCACTTGTGCTAATTATTTGGCTGTTTTTTGCATATATTCAAGCAGTGACCTATATACACTTTATGCCGCAACCGGCGCTTGATAAGGGGGCTAAAGATGCTGGGATTTAGCTTATTTGCGGCTACTGGCGGCTTTACGGTCGCTGAAAGCGTGCAGGCGGCAATTGCCACCGGCATTTTTGCTGTTATTGGTACCTATCTAACCGTGAAATACAAAGATCGCATTATTCAAAAAGCCGATAAGCCCAAAGATCGCATGGAAACCATATTTGACGGCTATGAAAACCTTATAAAGCAGCAGCAAATTGAAATTGGCCGTAAGGGCAAAGTTATTACTTCACTAGAGGGCGTGGTTAATCGGCTTGAAAAAGAACTGGCAGTAACGCGTAAATTGCTTGACGCGGCCCGTGATGAATTGGCCATCGCCACCAAGCACAATAAGGACTTGAAAACCCAGCTTGGCCAAATGAAAGACGAATACCAAAAGGCCCACACACAATAATTGCTATTTGCCATTATGGTTGTGGTATAATTTGGCTATAAGCAGAGCAGCCCCAAAGCTGTTGTGCCAACAAGAAAAGTGAAAGGTTATTAACACCGTGAACGATGCACAAAACGTTTCGTTTGGTAAACCAAAGGCCACTGGCGCTGTTTTTGTAGCACCAGCCGGCACAACCGTACCTACTAACGCCACCAGTGAACTGGACGCCGCTTTTAAGGGGCTTGGCTATGTTAGCGAGGACGGCTTGGTTAATGCGGTTGAAACTGACACTGAAAGCGTAAACGCATGGGGCGGCGACCAAGTTTTGGTTGGCCAAACTTCATTTAGCGAAACTTTCACAGTCAACCTCATTGAAACCAACCCCGAAGCACTAAAAGTGTATTACGGCGAGGATAACGTCACTGTGGACGGCGCTAATATCACTGTCCGCCAGAACAGCCAGCAATTGCCAGAGTGCGTTGTTGTGTTTGAACTGGTACTAACGGGCGGACGCATTAAGCGTATTGTTGTGCCACGCGCACAAATGGCCGACCGTAGTGGCGAGATTACCTATGTTGATGGCGAAGCAATTGCTTACCCGGCAGCGTTTACCGCTTACCCGGACAGTGAGGGTAACACCCACACCGAGTACATTGCAGTCGTTGGCTCATAGGCCCACCGCAGTACATGCAAAGGCAGCCGGTCCGCCGGCTGTTTTTGTTTGGGCCGCTTATGGTATAATTGCCGGGTAATATTAACGCTTAGAAATGGAGCAAAAAGTTATGGACAAAAACCCAGACCAAGCACCGGCCCACGCACCGGAACAACCAGCCACCGCACCAGCAAACGTGCCGCAGGGCGATGCGCCGGCAGCCGATCAGAAACCGGCACCGGAAAGCAAAACCGTAAAAGAAATTGAAGTGGACGGCTACAAATTCAAAGTCGATATGGACTTAATGGACGATATTGAAGCCTTTGGCTACATTGACCGCATTGAAAATAACGGCCAAATATCAGCTATTGTGCCATTGCTTAAATACCTTGTTGGCGAGGACGGCGTAAAAGAAATGACCGACTTCTTTAAAAAGAAATACGGCAAATTTAGGCTTACCAAGTTAATGAATGTGTACGAGGCTATTGCGGCGAAGTTTGACCCAAAAGGTTAGCGCTTCACAAAATACGCCGTGAGCATTTTGACGAATTAGAAGCAGACTTTCAGCAGTTTTATGGCCTAGATATTGCGCTTGTGGCTCACGCACGTGCGGCGCGGTTATTGTTTCAGTTGCCACGCCAAAGCCGTGTAATGTGTGCCTTGCAGCCGGCTAACCAATGGGGCTGGTCCGAGGTGCTGTTGAACAAGCTTAATTACCTAGCCGAAGTGCTGGCATGGCAGAATACCAAGGACGCCCAGAAGCGCGCACCGCGCAAAGCGCCAAAGCCATTTGTGCCGGACTTTATGAAAAACGTTGAAGAAACCCGAAAGCTTAACCGCGATTCTGTGGTGCAGGACGTTGATAACATAAAAGCTATATTGGCCCGGCCGCGCAAATAATTTACCCGGCCCGATCTGGCAGCAAAAGCACCCAAGTATGGGTGTTTTTTGTTGATGTAAAAACGGATTAGTAAAATAACAGGGGTGCGACCCCTGTAAAAAGACCACTCCCCTACTCCGCCCGGAAGTGGTACGCGACCCCTGTTAAAGTTTGACCATGCAAAAAACATAGTAGAGCAGAGTAGTACCCAATTAGCAAACTGATATAATAACAATTAGTATGGTTAAAGAAGTAACATTTTCACTTGATACGGACGCCGCAGCCGACATTATTGGCGACATGATGATGCCAACCGTTGGCCAGTCCGGCCGCGCAATTCAGTCGCGTGCGCAGTCAATGGCAAGCAGCCAGTCCAGCAAACCGCCAGCCATAAAAATTAGCACGGCCATAGGCACCATTAAGAGGGGCCGGCGCGCCATTGCCACCATTTCAATACAGGCTGATGATGCCCACCAAGCGTACATTGGCGCAATGGCTTTGCGTAAAGCAAAAGACGCTGGGCGGCTCAAGTAGCTTATGGTATAATTATGCCAAAATAACCCACGCCAACGGTTGCGGCGAAACCGGAATTAAGAAAAGGGAAAGCACGCAACCAAAATGGGTCCAAACATCGGAACAGCATACATACGGGTAGCACCGAACATGACCGGCATACAAGGCCGTATAGCCGCCGGTTTGCGTGGTACCGGTACACAGTTTGCTAACCAAATGGGCGGCGAAATTAGCGCGCAAGCGGCCGCAATTGCTGGTGCCATTGCCGGCGTAGCCAGCGCAGCCGTAAATAAGGCCATAAGCCTTGTAAGCAATTCTGTGGGCGATGCTGTTAGCCGTGTTGATACATTGGCCCGTTTCCCGACTGTTATGAAAAACCTCGGCTATTCAGCCGATGATGCCGCCAGCCAAATACAACGCATTGCCAAAAACCTTATTGGCCTACCAACCAGCCTAGACAGCCTAACCACGTTTGTGCAGCGTGTGGCGCCCGTTTCCGGCAGCTTGCAGCGCGCAACCGATGTGGCGCTGGCCTTTAACAATGCCGTGCTTGCCGGCGGTGGCCCAATTTACCGCCAAGCCGATGCTATTGAGCAGTTTTCACAAATGCTTTCAAAAGGCAAACCAGACCTCATGGCGTGGCGCACGCTTCAAGAAGCAATGCCGGCCACATTAAGCCAGATCGCAAAACAGCTTGGCGTTACTAGCGGCAATACCGGCGAGCTGTACGACAAAATGAAAGACGGCGCTATATCATTTGACGACTTCACAAATGCCGTGTTGAAACTTGATAAAGAGGGGCTACCGGGCTTTAAAAACTTTGCCGACCAAGCCAAGGACGCCACCGGGGGCATACAAACCGGCTGGCAAAACATGCAAACCGCCATTACGCGTGGTGTAGCTAAGATTATTACCGCAGTAGGGCAGGAAAATATAAGCAATGCCATTGCCAATATTGGTAAAGGTTTTGAAACCGCACTTACAACCATTGCAACGTATGTACCGCCAACGCTTGAAGCCATAGGCAAGGTATTTGACTTTATTGGCCGAAACAAAGATATTTTGGGGCCACTTGCCGCCGGCGTGTTGGCAGTTGTGGCGGCATGGAAGATTTGGCGCACCACCATAGCCATTGCAACGGCCGCACAAGCCGCTTTTAACGTGGTAATGAGTGCAAACCCCAGTGGGCTGATAATAATCGCTATTGTGGGCATTATTACGGCTTTGACGCTATTCTTTACCAAAACCGAAACCGGCAAAAAGGTGCTGGCGGCTTTTGGCGCATTTATTGGCAAGGTATGGGAGGGTATTAAAACCGGCCTACAAGCTGTGGGCGACTTCTTTGGCAAGGTGTGGGGCGCAATTGAAACCATTGTTAGCACCGTGTTTGGCGCCATTGCGAACTTTTGGAACACCAAACTAAAACCGGTGTTTGATGTAATGATTCAGATCGTAACCACCATACTTGGTATTTACATAAAGGTTTGGGCCTTTATAGCATTGGTAATTGTCGGTACTATGGCGATTATTTTCCAAACCATTTGGTCCGTAATGCAAAAAATATGGGGTGTAATACAAACCATTTGGAACGCCGTCTGGGGCGTAATTAGCGCTGTTATTGGCTGGATTTGGGACAGAATAGTAACCGCCTTTAATTTCTACCTAAGTATTATTACCACCGTGCTAAATGCCATTTGGGGCGTTATTTCAAGCGTGTGGAACGCGATCTGGGGCTTTATCTCGCCAATACTTACCACAATTGGCAACTTCATTAGTAACGTGTTTAACGGAATTAAAAACACGCTCACTGGCGTATGGAACAGCATATTTAATACCATAAGTGGCGCGGTAGGCCGCATTTGGGACGCAGTAACCAGCACATTTAACCGGGTAATAAGCTTTGTGGGTGGCATTGGCGGCCGTATATTAGGCGCCTTGGGCAACTTAGGCAGCACACTTTACAATTCTGGCCGCGACTTAATACAGGGGCTTTTGAACGGCGCCGGCTCGTTGCTTTCAAAAATTGGCGACTTCTTTTTGGACAAACTACCCGGCTGGATTCAAGGGCCGTTTAAAAAGGCGCTGGGCATTGCCAGCCCGTCTAAAGTATTTGCCGGCTATGGCGAAAACATAGGGGAGGGCGTTATAAAGGGCGTTGATAGAACCGCCAACGCGGTCCGGGGCGCCGTAAGCGGCATGGCCAATGAAGCAATTGCAGGCATGGCCCGTGTGGACGATGCTATGGCAGCCGGCTTTAACAGCACAACCCCAATTTCAGCAAGCATACGGGGCGGCGAATACGAAGCGGCGCCAAAGGTAGTACAGCATAATAACTTTACTGTTAAAGAGCAAATGGACGTAAATAAAATAGCCAGCGATTTGGGTTATGCGGTGGCAATGGCATAATGGGTATAGGGTAAAAAGAAATGCAGCCAGAATTTAAAATTACACTTGTAGGACAAAGCACAGAGGTTGAACTAAACGACCCTGTTAATTCAATGTTTCTAAACCCGGAAATAACCGGCCTATTAGGCTTGCCAGATATACGCACTAGCCAAGGCGTTAATGTAGGCCGTGACGGTGGGTGGACTAGCGCACAGTTATACAACGCCCGGTTTATTTCATTAAACGGTGTTATTGCTAACAAAGATGTGGCAACGGTTGAAACTAAGCGCCGCGACCTTGTAACCTTGTTGGCCGAAAAAACACTATTGCTGAAATTTACCACGCCAGCCGGCCACGTATATAGCACCCGTGTAAACGTAATGGGCTTTACCACACCACTACAAAAATTGCTTACCGCCGCTTACTATAAGCTTGATTTAAAGGCAAACGACCCACTTATTTACGATTATGCCAGTGACGGCGGCTTGGTGGCCACACTGTACGTGCGCCAGCCGGACGATGGCTTCTTAATACCGTTTGAATTGCCGCTAATTATACCGGCCATTACCGACAGCGTTAATGTTGATAACTTAGGCACAAGCCCGGTTGCGCCAATAATTACGCTTTATGGCCCATTACATAACCCGGTAGTAGTGAACCAAAGCACCAACCAGCAAATGCAAATATTAACTGATCTGGGCGCCGATGATGAAGTGGTAATTAACACCCAGCTTGAAACCATAACGCTGAATGGCACCGACATTTATTACCTAAAGTCGGACGAGTCGCAGTTTATTTACATGAACCCCGGCACCAACAAAATGTATTTAGATAGCGATACCGACAGTGATAGTGGCCGCGCTGAAATTGAATTTAACTCCGGTTACATAGGTATTTAGTATGGCTAAGTATGAAGTCCTTGTTTACAGCAAAGACGGCCTCCCGATGGGCAATATATTCAGTTTGTGCCGCAATTTTAAATGGTCCAAAACGCGCAATGAAGCCGAAAGCGTAAGCTTTGACTTAGACCTTGCTGATTACGAACAGTATATTGAAGCCATAGGCTTTGGCGCCGACCCACTAGAATTTATGGAAGTTGGACGTAATGATATACGCATAAAGCGCAACGGTGTGTGGTTGCTTGGCACCAACATTATTAAGTTTGGCTATGCGCCGGACGATCCGGGCGTAAAGCTTGAAGTGGCCGCAACCGGCTACCTAAATTACTACAAGCGCCGCTATGCAAATATTGCTTACACAAATACGCCGCAGGAGGACATACTTTGGGGCGTTATAGACGCCTGTAACCAAGTAAATGGTGGCGACTATGGCATTAGGCGCGGCACGCACCGGGGCGGCACCGTATTGCGCCAGCGTAACCAAGTACGCAAAGAAGTGAAGTCGTTTTTTCAGCAAATGGCCCAAGTTATTGGTGGCCCGGACTTTGAATTTACGGCCGATAAGCTGTTAAACACTTTTGAAGCCATAGGCGTGTACCGCAAAGACTTGCGACTTGTTTACCCCGGCAATATTGCATCGTTTAATTTTGGCCGCAGCGTTGAAAAAGTAAGCAACTTTATTTACGGCATTGGGTCCGGAAACGGCGAGGACGCCGTGCAAGCGGAAAGCGAAGACGCCAGCAGCGAAGATTACCTATACCGCCGCGAACAAATTATTACTTATAATTCAGTGGTTGAGGAAAGCACACTACAAGAAAATATAGACGCGGTTAAGCACTATGCCGCCGACCCAATTGAACTACCCACTGTTACCGTTGAGGACGGCGTGCTTGATTTGTCCGTAGTAGGCATTGGCGACACCTTGCCGCTTGAAATGCACGGCAGCAAGTCATTGGCCCATATTAACGGCAATTACCGCATTGAAAGTATAGATTGTAGCGTTGATGAAAACGGCAGCGAAACCACCGACCTTACGTTTGATAACATAGATATTAACGCCATTATATCTATGCAGGACGTTGGGGGTAGTGGCGATGCGAATTAAGCTATTACAAGAAGACTCACTGGAACAGCAAGTCGCAGATTTGCGGCAACAGCTTGACGAACTAAAAACCGCCCAATTTACCAGCCAAAACAGTGGTATGCTTGCGCACCTAAACGGCGCGGCCAATAGCACCCCATTTGGCGACATTGTTGAACTTCAGGGCGATTTTACCGGCCCAAACCCCACCGACAAAATACCGTGTATAGCCACGCCAAGCCCCTCGCACTACAACAGCATTTATTGCTACCAAAAGTTTTTTACGCGCAACGGCCGGCCGGCGGCTGTGGTGCCATTGGTACGACTTGAAGTAAAAACTAATGGCCTAACCGGCAAAAGCCAATTTATATTAGTTGGCTACCGTTTCATGATTCAAATGTATATTTACAATAGTGCCGGCGCACAGGTTGGCGAAGCATACATGGTGCAGGACTTGGGCGATTACCTTGAGCCGAAATATGCCGCAGATACAGACCACGCATGGCAAACCGTTATAAGCTACACAAGCACAGTGCCGTTTGAATTATCATATAGGCTTTTAGCCCGGTCGTCAGATCGCGGCTATACTGAAAGCGTGCTCGAAGGGCTATTTTTCTAATGCGTGGCAATAACGATTTAGTACAGCAGTTGCGTGAAGTGTTACAGGACATTGACGAACTAAAAA